AAATTCCGACATCGACCGTGCCGCCGTCGATCAAAAACCAAACCTTGCGGCCACCGAACAACGACCCCGCAGTCTCCACGCGCACCCCCGCCTTGCTGAACGAGTCAGCGATCTCTGCGAGGGTGGTGTTCTGCACGGGCGTGTATCCTGCGCCAACCGTAGCGAGGACGGTTTTGTCGTCGCTGCGCCGAAGCGTCTTGTGGGTCTCGACGATGTTGCGGGTCGGGGTCCCGTCAGACTCGACGAAGGTCGCGGTGAGGGCGGTACTCTCCTCGACCGTCCAGTCCAGTCGTCCAATCCGAAGTGCGTCCATCGGACTGAACTGGTCTGGCAGGACGATTCCAAGGCCGTGCCATGCTTGTTTGCGAGCGAGTACAACGGTGTCGTTGCGGTAAATTTCGTGTGCCATTGGTCAGTTTCCTTGCCGCGTCTGCGGCTGTTGAAGTGTCATGCTAGCAGAATTGTGATGAGAAAGCAGGGCCGTCGCATGGCCCCGCGCGTGGTGGTTGTCAATCAACGAAGTCACTTGCGGTTTCGATCAGTTTGTCCCCGCGTTCTGCGAGGATGATGTTGCAGCATCCTGCAACTTCGATGAGGGACGCAGGTCGGTCGCATTGACCGTGGACCTGCCGGATGAGTTCCGTGCAGATGTCCGCGAGTGCAGCCTTCGACAGGGTCTGCAACAGGTTGTTATCCGGTGCGCCGTGGTAGAAACAACGCTTCTTGTTGGCGGGGACCACTGGCGTGTCCGCACCGATTCGCCACACGCGGCCACTCTGCGAGATCATCTCGCAAGCACCAATTCGATACGCTGTCTCGCGTGCTTCGTCGAATGAAAACGGCCAACACCAGTGATCCACCAATTTCACTCCTCCCTCGTGAGGGAGGACGAACTGGCTTCCACGGCGAACGGCAAATTGAATCGATTGGGTCGAGGTTGTCATTGGTCAGTTTCCTGTCGGTTGGGCGGCTGAGTGGTGGCAACGCGCCACCACCCAACCGCATTGGTTGTCAATGTACCACAGATGTGGTCTGTGTCAAATGTTAAGCACGGTTACCGTGCCGAAGTGGGGGTGGTAGTTCGGAAGGATCGCGCGGATGATTGGATGCCCGTCTTCCTCGACGCGGCAGATCGTGGTCTGCGCTGCGAGCAGCGCATTCGCGAGGGCGGCGATTTTTTGTTCGGTGGTTAGGCCAAGCAGCGCCTTGAAGATCGGCTCCGTTCCCGCTTCGGCATCGACGAAGCGAGGCGCGAGGTTGTTGCAGACGACGCGCCAGTTGGTGTTGTACTGAACTTGCTTGCCGTCATCGTGCCGCCGTGGCCCGTCATCTGCGAGGCAAGTGGCTTCGGTGATATCGAATCCGTCTTGCATCGGATCCCAGTCGAACTGGGCGGTGTTGCCAAGGTGGTCGGTGACATACACCACGACGCTTCCCTCGCCGTCGAGGTCGCCGTTGGTTCGGCACAACAACCCAAGATCTCGCAACGCGCCTTCGACTGCGCAGGCGCGGGAGTAGGAATCGCCTTCGGCCTCTGTGTACGCGGCAGTCGCCGCGTCACGAATCTCGTACAGGTCATCGTCGGTCGCGATCGTCGAACGGGTGTCGGGAACCTCGACGGAGATCTGTTCAATTCTTTGCGCCCCTCCCCAACCTGTGATGCGCTTCGACACCTCCATGGCGGCATCGAAAGTGTCGAACATGCACGCATCGTCCTTGACGCGGGTGATTGCTCCTTTCGCTTCCCTAGATGGAGCAGCGAGGTAGATTGGAGTGGCCGAACAGAGAACAACGACGTAACGGTTCACGGTGGTCTTACGCATGGTCATTTCCTTTCAGAGAGTGAAACCTGCCTCGTAGCAGGCGAAGCCCTGCGGAACCAGTCACGGCACCGCAGGGGAAGTGGCTTAGACACGAACGTAGCCTCTGAATACGTCAGAAGCGATTCGCTTGGCTACGAGAAGACGGTCTCGATGCCGTGGCTGCACCTCACACGTTCTCAGAACGCGAAGTGCGCGAGATGCGCGAGATGCGCACTCATCGAACTCTTCTGGTCCGACATTGGGACCGCAGCCCTCGTAGTTCGCTCGTTCTAAGGCTTCGATGGCGTCGATGAATGTTTCGTATTCCTGCGTGGTCATGTCAGTTCCTTTCTGGTTGGTCACTTGCAGATGCGAACGGCACGAACAGCGAAGTTCCATCCGCGATCTGCGAATCCAAAGTGAGTCGCAATCATGCGTCCCGTGCGGCGTGCCTCTGCGGCGTTGGTTGCACGAATCAGTTGAAACTCTTGCGAGTGAACTGTTCCGGCTGCGTCAGAGAAGGGGAACGTCAATTCGTACACGCGCATCTTGCCGTCGAAGTGTTCTTGGCGCTGCGCGGCGCTTAGGTTTGCGAGGAAGGAGAAGACTTGTTCTGTCATGGTCAGTTCCTTTCGTTGTTTCGGACACTTTGAACAAACACTTGAGAGAGAATGCGCAGCGCACCAGTTAAGGCACGCTGCGCTTGGTCGTTTTAGATCTGTCGTCTGTATCCTCTGCGAGCATGGTTAAGCCACACACAGTGCTAGCGGCTATCTGAAACACGCATCTCGTGGTGCGCGGTAGCAATCGCTTGCGTTTCGCAGGTCTGGGTTGTCAAAGAACGCGAGCGGCGGGTGCCGTTGCGATGAAAGGAATATGCACCACAATTGTGGTAGGGTCAAGTGGGTTGGGAGCGTTTTTGGATTTTTTTTTGAGATTGTGGTGTGGTCAGTCTGTAAGGTGAGTAAATTCCTGCACTTATGAAACGAGAACTTGAAGCAGATTTTTTGGCTGGGTCCGTCGATGGAGGAGAGATAACCACGATGGAGGGGATACGGCGCGAGCGAATGGCGCGATTCCTAGAGGTCTACGCGGAGACAGACTGGCGCACAGCCTGTGCAGCGATAGGTGCAGCGGATGGAGACATAATGAGGTGGCGACGGCTGCACCCTGAGTTCAAGGAGGCCATGTCGCACCGCAACGACGCTGTGGCACTGGCACTGGAAGAGATCGCAGACCGCATAGCACGGGGAGATGTGGCAGCGACAACGCCACAGGTGCAGATGTTGCAGTTCCGGCTGAAGGGCTTGCGCCCCGATGTGTACAGAGAACGCAGCACCGTTGACATCAAGGCGACGGCAGCAGCAGCAGAGTCAGGTGACGCAGCGAGGGCGCGCCTGCTACTCGCAGAGTGGAGCGCAGGCGACGGCATGGGCGGGTGACTCGCGACAGTGGGGCGGGGCAGGGGGGGGGCGGCACACCCCGAACGCGATCGCGTCGTCAAGGGAGGTAATAAAACACACCACACCCCCGTGTGTTGCGATACAGGGAGGTGGGGTGAAAAATACGGATGCATCTATGCAAAACCCAACAAATTTCCAGACTCTTTCCCAGATTCGCACTCGCTTTTTGAACAGCACGGACAAGGATCCTGCGGCTCAGGGCGACTTCCGGTCCCTCTTTGCGTCAGATCTACCCCTATGGCTACGGATGACGGGTTGGACCTATGCCCCGAAGGAGGTGGATGCCTCGACTGGTCGGGAGGTGCCGACGAAAAATCCGCACAAGCCATTTGTTTTGTGGCCGTGTCAAGAGCGTGCGGTGAGTGAGATCTTGACGGGGGTGACGGAGGGTCGTGATGTGGTGGTACGGAAGAGCCGTGACATGGGGGCGTCATGGCTTTTGGCGGCTGTGGGTGTGTGGGGGTGGTTGTTTCATGGGTGGCAGAGTCTGTTGGTGAGTCGTGTGGAGGACGGCGTGGACCGTTCTGGCGACCCTGACAGTCTTTTCTGGAAAGTTGACTACTTGCTGGAGAGTCAGCCTAGTTGGTTGCTGCCGTTACCAGCGAGTCAGTTGTTGCGTCGGGGAGGTGAGACGCGGCAACACATGATGTTGCGTCACCCGTTGAGTAATTCGACGATTGCTGGTCAGGCGAGTACGAGCCATGTTGGCCGAGGTGGTCGTAGGACGTTGGTGTTGTTTGACGAGTTTGCGGCGATGGATGACGCGGAGGCTGCTTGGCGGTCTGCGGCTGACTGTACGGCGTGTCGTATTGCGGTGAGTACGCCATTGGGTGCTGGCACGCACTATGCGAATTTGATTCGTCAGGCTCGTTCTACTGGTGATCCGAGGTTGGTGGAGTTGCTGTACACGCAGCATCCTGCGAAGGGTGCTGGCGGAGAGGACCGTATTGACTTTGACGGGTCGATTACTGGTACGGCGGGGTTGAAGTATGTATGGACGCCGTGGTTAGAGGAGCAGTTGGGTCGTCGCGACACGGTGGACATGGCGCAGAATGTCTTTGCGACGGATGTTGGCAGTGGGCAGAACTTCTTTACGCCATCGATTGTGTCGAAGCACATGGACGACTATGGGTTTGTGCCGCAGCGTTGTGAGTTGTTGCGTGGGAAGTTTGTGGCGGATCCGCACGGGCGGTGGCGGGTGTGGAATCAGGGCGAGAGGGGTAAGGAATACGCGATGTTTGCGGATCCGGCGTATGGGACTGGGGCGGCAAATGCGGCTATTTGCGTGATGGATGTGGAGAGTCGGGAGGTGGTTGCGGAGTGGGCTGACCCGAATTGTCCGCCGCATGACTTGGCGAATGAGATGGTGGACGCGGCGATGACGGTGTATCACGGACGGCGTCCGCCATTGATTGGCTGGGAGGTGAATGGGCCGGGAAGCGCGATGCACCACGACTTTGGGCGCATTGGGTACACGAACCTGTACAGGAAGCGGAAGTTGGGAACGAGTACGGAGCCGAGGACGAGTGTGATGGGCTGGCAATCGACGAGGCGGTCGAAGCGTGCATTGCTGTCGAATTTGTCGAGGGCATTGGCGCAGGGCGAGATTGTGATTCGGAGTGAGGAAACGCTGAAGGAGATGCAGGACTATGTGATTTGTGACGATGGGGCGATTGAGGCGGCGTCTGTGAGAGATTTGTCGAGTGGTGCGCGAGAAAGTCACGGAGATCGCGTGATTGCGTTGGCTGGTTGCCTTATGATGTGTGACGAGGGTGTCGGACCAGAAGAGACTCAAGCGCCATTTGCGCAGGACACTCTTGGCTCAATTTTGAAGCACAATGAGGTGATGCGATGAAGTGCAAGAAGTGCGGCAAGAAGAAGTGTTCTTGCAAAGGCGGATGCCGCTAATGGCCGCGAAGAAACGCGGTCCAAGTTTGTCTGTTGGTCGTGGAGAGAAGTTGCCCGTGTCTCGTGGTGCTGGGCTTACGGCGAAGGGCCGTGCGAAGTACAACCGTGAGACTGGCAGCAACTTGAAGGCTCCGCAGCCGGAAGGTGGTCCGCGCAAGAAGTCGTTTTGCGCGCGTTCTGCTGGGTGGACTGGAGATCGCGGCAAGGCCGCGAGAAAGCGATGGAAGTGCTGATGGCCGCGAAGAAGAACTCGCTCGTCGGAAACATCAACAAGCGCAAGGCTGCTGGCACTTCACGACCGAAGTCGAAGTCCACGGTCAGCGACAAGGCGTATTCCGATATGAAGAAGAACTGGGGACGCAAGAAATGACGAAGAAAGAAACTGACATTCTCGACCAACTACTTGAAATTCCTCGTGGCATTGGTGGTGCGTATCACGATGTAGTGCAGCGCGCAGCAGTTGAGATTGAGCGGCTGCGGAAGGAGCGCGATCAAGCACGCCGTTTGGTCTGCCGACACACGAAAAAAACATATCGCACCCTGAAGGAGATGGCTGAGGAACGCGGCTGGGATTGCTTCGACAAGGAGCCTACCGATGACCAATGACATCGTGGCGCGGATACGCTTGTACGCGAATGCCTCCATAGACGGTGGATGGGCAAATGTCTTTCGGTCAGACCTGAATATCGCCGCCGACGAAATCGAACGGCTACGCGAGGCATTGCGAATTGAGCAGGAGGAGTTCGCTGCGTGTTGCATTGACCGGAAAGAGACGCAGCGGGAGCGCGACGAGGCGAGGCGGAGCGTCTGCAAAATGAGCATCCAACTAGGAGGGGTGTTTCGCCGTGTCGGCGGCAAGACTGTTGAAGTCACAACTCCCGAGGGTTGCGCGGAGATCATGCGCTGGGACTGCTTCCGAGTTGATCCGCATTGCAAGTATTGTCAAACGCACGACGATTTGATGCGAGAATCTGACGATGGCATGTGCGTCACATGCCAACGAGAAAGGTTTGACGATGGACCTTGAAGAATTTGACCAAGAGACTGTGTGGACTGACTTGGCTTATGTAGCCAAAGTCCTTGCATGGGAAGTAGCGAAAGCAACTCTCGTGTTGATTGGCATTGTCGTTATTTGTTTAGGGGTGCTGTATGCCGCGTGATTACAAGCGCGAATACGCGAAGTTCCAATCGTCTGCAAAGTCAAAGGCTGACCGCGCTGCCCGTAACCGAAACCGCAGAGTTGCGGAGCGTGAGGGTCGCGTCAGTAAAGGTGACGGCAAGGACATCGACCACATGAATGGAAACCCACGCGACAATCGCAGGTCTAACTTGCGCGTCGTTCACAGATCAATCAACAGAGCGAAGAGGTAATCATGTCATACGCACGATTTCAACGCATTGAGTCGTTTCCCAAGGAAACCCGAGACTACAACATTGAGAAGACTGCCCGTTGGGCGACTGATGGGTTCAATGTTGGAGATTTCGTTGCCTCAACAGGGGCGGGTACCAGTGGGGGAAGTGGAACCGCAACCTACGCGGCAGAATTCTCTAAGCAAGATCAAGTTGCTGGTGTTGCGACTTTGACTGTTCCTAATGGAGCAGAACAGAACGCTTTTGCGCGTTTGTTTGATGCGACATCTGGCACACTAAACACTGGTCTGTTTGAAATGGACCTGTTGTGCCGAACCAAGTTGTCTCTTGGAACAACTTCAAACGACAACTTTTATCCTCGCGTTGGGTTCTTCTCGACGACTGTTGCTGGAAATACTGAAGGATCGTATACGGCAAACGGTATGTACTTTGAACGGATGTTTAACTTAACGACATCCTCAAACGAGACGACTTGGTTTGCTGTATTTACACAGGGTTGGAATGGAACTTCTGGCCGCCGTATCAGAGTGAATACTGGTGCTACGGTTACGAATTGGAATACGCTTGGTATTTGGGTCAGTGAAGATGGACAAAATGCCGTTTGGACTGTGAATGACAGAACCGTGCTGTCTGTTCAAGACGCAAATATCAACTCTGCTGCCATTCGTGCTGGAGCAGAAACTTATGTGTCAGGGACTCTTTCTGCCGCGTTCAACAACAAGATTGATTACATGCAATTGCGCGTGTTTCCACGGAGGCCAGCATGATTGGCACATTAAACTCCGTTGACGCATCTCACTACGACAGCCGAGAATACGACATCAGAAGTTGCAGTCGCTTGTTTGCAAATTGCGCAAGCAAGTCGCCAACGAACAATCTGGTTCTTGGAAATATGAACCTGTCTATTCCAGCAACTAGTGGAGGGACGGTTGCTCTTGTTGGTAGTTACACCGCAGGCGCTGCTCAGTTGTATCAAATGAGCATTCCTCAATCCAGTGGTTTGAGAGTGTCTCTTACAGATCGCGTTGCCGCCGCATCTCAAACTTTGTGGGCTGGCATGTTTGAGATGGATACCACAGCCCGTGTTCGGTGGAATAAGACTGGGCAAGACGACACGATGCCAAGAATTGGTTTTTGCCAATACAGCGCCTCTCTTGGGTCAATCATTGCTTTCACATGCACTGGCACAGAAACGACTTGGCGAGTGCATATCGCGATTACTACGAACGACAACGGCTCTTTGGTTATTGAAGAGAAACGAATCGACACTGGCGTTTCGATTAGTAATTGGACAACGCTGCATGTCTGGGTAGATCAAGACGGAAAGCACGCAAAGTTTTATGCGAATGGCCGTCTCGTGTATCACGAACGAGATCCTTTGTGGATTCCTCGCGCAGACAACCACAAATACAAGTTGTCAACCCGTGTGGATGCTGATTGGAATCCAGAAATAGTTACAAACTATGCGGACAGCCTCAACAACGGCGGCGTGACTCTCCGTGGAACGCAAAACAATGCAAGCCCAGCAACATTCGATGTTGATTGGGTTCGTATTCGATACTTCACAAAGAGGTAGTCATGCCATTTAAGTCGAAGGCCCAACAGAAATACATGTTTGCCACCATGCCAAAGACGGCAAAGAAGTGGGCAAAGGAAACCAAACACATCAAATTGCTGCCGAAGAAGGCACCAAAGAAACGAGGTTGATGATGCTTGTTCCTATCGGCAGAAATGTCTTTGTTGGAGCAGCGAATGTGAAACGCATCACTCTCAATGGAGAGCAGTATGTGATTCACTACTTCGACACTCGCGATGTAGATGTTGTGCAAGGAGCAGACGCGCTGTCTCTCCGAAGATTCCTCAACCGTATCGCTGACGGGGGAAGCGAAGAACGGAAAGACATCCCCCGCATGAACCAGCGAAGGAGATCGTAATGAAGAACACGAAGAAGAAGATGCCGATGAAAGCAATGCCGAAGGCCCGTGGCGGCGCAGCCGTCAAGCGCAATGGAAACAACGGCGCTAAGGGTGGCGGTATGGGTGGCGGTTACGGCGGTGCTATGGGTGGCGGTATGAAGCGCCGCTAAGGAGACTCTGATGCTCGACCTTTCATATGAAAAGTTTCGGCGTGAAATCGACTCTGCTGAGGCGTTCCGTGATGCGCATATCGCAGAGTTTCGCGGAATGGTCGAGAGGTATCACGGCCCTAGTTACCGAGACGACAGGGCCGATCCTTCTAATGATGACCCAGAGAACTTTGCGCATGAGTACATATCGCTCGTGCTTCCGCGCATCATCCATGATGTGCCAAAGTTCCGCGTGCGATGCGCCGAGGCCATGATGGACATGATGTTTGGCAGGCGAATGCAGATTGCTCTGAATCGCTGGTCAAAGGTCACCCGCATTCGACGCACGCTTGAGCGCATTGCCACTGACATGCTGCTGTGTTACGGCGTCGGTTTGGTTGTTAGTGAACCGCGTGCTGAATGCAGGCAGGTTGATGGTCGAGAACCGTATCTTCCACGCCTGTACCGCATCAGTCCTGAGCGGTTCTTCATTGATCCGGCAGCACAGCACATCGAAGACGCCCGTTTCATGGGCCATTGCTACGCCGTAGACAAGTCTGACCTCATTGCCAAGGCCGAAATGGATTCAACATGGGATGCCGATGCCATTGCGGAAATCGCCGCTGGCACGGATCTTGAGTATGCGCGCGATGACACTGGCCGCGATGTCGAGGACCGTCAAGAATTGGCCGTCTACGAGGTTTGGGTACCAGAGATTGCCCAAGAGGCGGCTGAGATTGCCGACGAGTTGCTTGGCGGCGGCATGGTTAATGGCACGATCTACACGATCGTGAAGGGCCGTTCTAAGGAAACCAAGTGGGATGGCTTTATTCGCAAGCCAATCCCGTACTTTGGCCCCCGTAGTGGCCCGTATGTGGTGTTTGGCGTCTACACGGTGCCAGATGACCCGTATCCAATGTCCCCATTGGTTGCGATTGAGTCACAGGTTGGCGACTTGAACCGAAATCTGAGCAGCATGAGAGAAAGTGCTGCGCGGTACAAGCGCATGATCATGGTCGATGCGCGTAACCACAAGTTGGCACAAGACATTAAGGATAAGCCACACGACTTTGTTGTCGTCAGCGAGTCACTGGACAAGGACCGCGTGATGCCCGTCGAAATCGGCGGCATCACCCAGCAGCAGGTTCAGTACAGCCAGATTGCGCAGGATCGACTTGACCGCGTGTCGGGCATCCACGACGCAATGCGAGGAAACATTACTGGCGCTGCGACGGCCACCGAAGTTGCTGTGGCTGAGTCTAGCGCCACGATGCGTATGGCTCACCTGAAGCGTCAATTCCAAGACTGCGTGGACGACATGGCGCGGTCTGTGTGCTGGTATATGTGGCATGACGACCGTGTTGTCCTGCCTCTGGGCAGGGAGGGCGTAGAAGCCCTCAGAGAGGCCAATCCCGTGTTTGTAGGCGGCGTCCGTATGCCGGGATTTGAGGATTTGGATGTGGCCGTCGATGCCTTCAGCATGGAACGAGTGTCTGAGGCGCTCGTGCAGAAACGGGCTTTAGAACTCCTCCAGATCACTACGAATGTCGCCCAAGGCATGGTGTCTATGCCCATGATCAAGTGGCGCGAAATCCTGTCGATTGTGGGCGATGCGCTCAATGTCCCAACGCTTGCGGACATGATTGACATGGACGCAGTCGGACAAATGCAGGCACAGATGGCCGCGCCCCCTGCGGCACCACCCCCGTCAGCCCCAGCCCAACGAAGCAACGAAATGGGAGAGCCAAGCCCAATTCCGGCGTCTAGCCTTGCCGGAATCCGAGGGGCGGCAAACCGAGCATGAAATACGAATTTGAAGATTCTCAAGGAAATGTCGTAGAACTCGACATGCGGATGTCGGAAGCCCCCGCAATCGGTGATATTATCACCCATGATGGGGTAACCCTTCGCCGTATTGCCAGCATCCCACAAGTTGACGCTGGAACCTGCCGTGGGCAGTATCCATATGTGAGTCATGCACTTCCGCGCAAACTTGCAGGGTGCCAGACAACACGCGACGGTAAACCAATCATCAAGTCAAAGCGACATGAGCGGAATGTCATGTCGCAGCATGGTTATGCAAAGGACTGAAATGCCAGAACCCATTGAAAACCAGCAGCAGGAAAGAGCAGAGATCGAAACACCAATCGATACTCCGAAGGAAGTCGCACCACCACAACCTGTTGTGGACGACAACTCCGACGCGGAAATGGATGCGGTGCTTGATCGCTTGCTTGGCGTTGACGAGTCTGATCCACGGACTAATTCCAACACTGTAAGTGCGGCTCCAGACGCGGAATATGACCGCGCACTGAAGGCGCTGCAACGAGACGGTGTTCCGCAAGATGTCATTGATGCCATTAAGTCAGATCCCTCTAAGGTGAAGGATTGGGGACTTAAGGCAGCAAAGCGCCAAGCGGATGTGGACGCCTTTGGAGCGAAAGTTGCGCAGCAAAGCCAAGCAAAGGAAGAGGTAAAGAATTCCGCTGATGCGGAAGATGATGCCGATCCTTTGTCCGAATTCGATGAGATTTTCGGTGATGGTGCTGCGAAGCCAATTCGCACGATGGCTGAACGGCTCAAGAAGGAATTCGATTCCAAAGCGCAAGCGATGGAAATGCAATTTCAAACCTTCCGTGCATATCAGCAATTGGCTTCGCAGGACGGAGCAAATGCTCCCTCTTATGAGGCATTGACTGAGAAGGCTGCGGAAATTGGTCGAGCCAATCCGGGACAGTTCGACAGTGTCGATCAAATCGTGGCCGCTGCATACAAGCAGTTGGCGAAGCCAACTACAAAGAGAGATCCTCGTGATCTTGCCCGTCCAACTGTTGGGAAGTCTGTTCCACGGCCACAGCGCCAAGTGGATCGTGATGATCTCGCATTGGACATTTTGCTGTCTGGTGGAAGCCGCGATGAAGTTCGACGGGTACTCACTCGCTAATTAACACAAGGAGTGGCAAATGCCATCCATTCAAACATTCAACGATTTCATGGCAACGACAGGTCCGACGTACCTGACGAGCGCCGATCAAGTCATCAACGAGGCCGTCAAGAACACTTACGCATTCTCTCGTCTTCTTAAGAACAAGACGAGCGAGGTCACCATTCAAGGTGGTAATGAAATTCGTGATGTCATCATGTTTGATGACTCGCGAACCTATGACCACTACCAGCCAAATGATGTGTTCACTTGGCGCAATCCTCAAGTGACTGACACAATCAAGGCACCGTGGCGATTCTCGATCGACCACATGTCTTGGACTGACGCTGAAGTCGAACTCAACACGGGCGAAACCGCTGCCAGCACCAAGGTTGCTTACAAGCGTCTCAAGCGCATCAAGGAACAGCGGCTTTGGACCTCGATGACTAACGGGTTTGAAGAAGACCTGTGGGCACCACCATCTCTTGCGCAGATGGAAGTTGAATCTGGTCGCCTTCCATACTCTCTTCCATTCTTTATTACGGAAATTGGACGAAATTTTGGTGGGTCTCTTGGCCTTCGTGGAACTCGTCCATTTACGGCATCAGCAAACACTTCGACTGTGATGGGTCTTGATCCAACGGTTGATACTCGTTGGACCAACATCATTGAGCCATATGGCTACAACAGTGGTGCCGGAATTGCTACGGAACCATCTGCTGCTGGAGTTCCGTTGACATTCAATGACAAGTCAACTCTTGGGCAGGGCGCTGGCACTACAACAAGCATCACCGTTAATCCCCTCTTTACGGCGTTTGATCGCATGTTTATGCGCATCAAGTATGAGGCTCCTTCGTCTCATCAAGAATACTTTGAAAAGGACACCCTTAATCGTCAGATGATTCTGACGAGCCGCGAAGGTGTTCAGTTCTATCGCCGTCTTCTTCGTCTGAGCAATGACACTTTGGTTAATTACCAAGATGCTGCCTATAGCAACCCAACATACAGCGGCATTCCTCTGACTTACTGCTCAGACCTTGACACAGCGGCAATTTTCCCAGCGCACAGCGGAACCGTTGCTGACAAATTTAGCGGCACCGCAGGAACGGATTACAACGAAGTTGTAACCACGAATGCTGATGGTGCGTTTAGCGCATTTGGAACAGAGTCTGGTTCAACTACCATTGCAAAGGGTCCGCGTTACTTCTTTGTGAATGGCAACTACCTCACGCCGATCTTCCACAGCAAGCGTTACTTCAAGACCCATGAAGTTCTGCGCCATCCGAATCAGCCATTCACTTATGTGATGCCTGTGGATTGCTGGCACAACCTGTTCTGCAACAGCCGTCAGCGTCATGGCGTCGTTTGCCCAATTCCAACCGCAACTTCCTGATCCCAAAGGAGGGATACACAAATGATTGCAGGTCTTATTACCCCCTCTGGGAACCTGTCGGCCCTTACACCTCAACAAGTTACGGTCAGGCCAATCGCAGCCGCAGCCGTTGCTGTTGGAGACCTCGTTCGGTTTGATGCTGCTTCGGCAACGCTTGACACGACATACTCGTCGCAGGCCAATCTGGAAAACTACGACGAACCGAACTGCCCATTCAATGTTGTTGTTCTGGCTGCGGCTGGCAATGACGCTGGTCCGTTCGGTGTTGTGACTGAAGCAGCGCCAGCAGGTTCTCGATGCACGGTCTGTGTTGCGGGTGTCGTTCCCGTCAAGGCAACTGCCGCAACAATTGCTCGTGGAGATGTCGTAATTCCCGGTGCAGGAGCGGTTCTCGCTGCTGCCGCTGCTGCTGGGTCTGGCGCTCCGCTTGGTGTTGCGTTGGAAGCATTCGGAGCCAGTGAAACGAAGCGCATCCTTTTGAACGGATTCGTGTTTGCCGTTGGCGGCGCGTAATCGTCAATTGGACGGATCGATTAACAACTGAACGGCTTGGCGGGGGAAACCCCGCCAAGCCAATTCCATGGCTCTGACATACGGCAACCTCAAGCAGCACATTTTGCTGGCGCTCGGTGGTCAACCGTCGATCGTCAGTGGTGTGACTCGCGATCAGCGTATCGCTGAAATCATCAATCAGGCTGGGAACTATCTGTTCTCCAAGCAGTGGCGATTCCGTGAACGGACATCTCGTCCGTTGTCGGTAGTCGCAAGTCAAGACTACATCAGTCTTCCCAGTGATGTAGACGAACTTGTCACGCTTACCTGCAAGGCTGGTTTGGGATGGGTTGTCGAGATGACAACGCCAGAACAAATGGAAATCCTGCGCACGGCTATTGAGCCGGGATTGATGGCTGGCACTTACTACGCCGCACTATCACGCCCGTGGGCGCAGTCGAACGGCTCTCCTCTAGTCGATGGCACTGGAATGCCAGAGATTCGACTTGAGTTGTATCCCAAGCCTGCATCATCTAGCAGCGACAGCATTTTCGTTCGGTACCGATCAGCGTGGGTTGCTCTCAATGAGAACACGCTGTCAACCTATTTGATTCCTGTCCCTTCATATGCAGAAGCCCTTCTGATTGCATATGCACGGGCCTTTGCGATGGCGTATGAAGACGAGGGTCTTTCTGCGCGTCTCATTGAGATCGACAATGGTCCGTTGTTTAACAACGCATCGATCAAGGATGGAATCCAACAGCGGGATTACGGGAGGTTGCCGACTCAGAGAGTCGGCCCCTTTCGTCGCGGATCCGGTTCGGTATCGTCTGGGTACGGTTCAGTAGGCGCTCTTCTTGCGCCAGCAACCGCGTTCTCAAACATTCGATGGCGCGGGGTTTGGTCTGGTGCTTCAACCTACACCATTGGCGATGTCATTCGCTATGGCGACAAGGTCTACATTGCAGTCATTGGTAGCACCAATAGCACGCCACCATCAAGTTCATGGGAATTGATGACCCAAGACGGGCAGGTTGGTCCTATTGGACCAACAGGAGCCACAGGCGCTACTGGACCGATGGGAACTCTTCCCGCGATAAATGAAGGCAGTCTCATTGGAAGAGCCACTGGTTTAGGGAACGGTGTTCCTGTAGGTGTTCCAGCAGGTTACGGACTTGGCGTTCTTGCAGATGTTGCAGTGTCGTTGACTATGTATTCAAGCACATTGTCATCGAATGTAGCAATGACAAATGCAGTGACTTGGTATGACGGTCCATCAATTTCATTGACTGCTGGAACATATTCAATTGATTCGACTGTGACCCTTCGCAAGGGAAGCCTTACTGGAACAAGTAACTACGCGGTAAGAATTACAGACGGAACAAATCATTTCTGTTCTACAGAATCATCTTGGAACACACGAGCATCTTCTAACGGCACTGCTTCTTGCAGTTCAAGAATCGTGCTTGCGTCTACAACCACTATAAAAATTCAAGCCATTTCTGATTATGCGGGTGGTCAAATACTTGCTGCAACAGATTTCCAAAGCAGCGGAGCAAACGCTACAAACATCAATGCATTGAGGATCGCATGACTGAGGATTCAAAGAATAAGTCACAGTTGATTGCGTCTTGGGCGCAGTTCGTCGCAATCTGCATTGGCATTGGGACCGTGTTGTTGAACATGGGACGAAAAGACCAACAGTTAGCGACCACCAGCGAACAAGTCAAAGAACTCAGCAGCATCGTCTCCGATCTTGCCAAGGCACAGGTCGGCTTCACACTTACAGACCAGCAGACATCAGAGCGTCTGCGCGAACTAGCCGCACGGCTGGATCGACTTGAAAGGACTAATCGATGACCGAATTCAATCCGTCGTGGCGTACAACGCTTGCTGGTATTGGCGCAATCCTTGTTGCTGTTGGTAGTGCAGTTGCTGCTTACTTTGACAATGACCCGCTTACCAATGCAGATTGGGGTGCAGTGGTCGCTGCAATCATTGCTGGTATTGGCCTTCTCAATGCCCGTGATAACAAGGTAAGCAGCGAGAAGGCTGGCGCTAAGTGACATGCTGGATCGAATCATTGCATCAATTGCATTGGCACTTGTTTCGTACCTTGAGCGCCGTATACGCGAAGGTTCGACTGCTGTGGACGGCACTGTGGATCGTGGGCGTCTTTCTCGCGCTGGCAGCAACATTCGCAAGTGGCTGCACAAGAACGATCTTAGTGCCGGAAGCATCCCCGATAAGGATCGGCCCGATGGTGAAGGGACGAATCTACATTCTTGATGATGGCAAGTGGCGTCTGTCAGATGAAAGCATTGTGTTGAATGAAGGGTGGTATGTCGTACCGCCTTCATTTGTTGAGGAAGAACAATGAGTGCAAAGATCCAAATTCGTCGAGATACATCAGCAAATTGGTCAGGAGTGACTCTTGCCAATGGCGAGATTGGTCTTGATACCACTCTCAAGCAGATCAAGATTGGCGATGGATCAACTGCATGGGGTTCATTGCCGTGGCTTGGCGGAACACTTCCAGTATTCACAAACCCTAATGCGGACGCCAATGACACAACCAATCGCGTGCAGGGCATCTACAGGTTTGCTACTGCTTCGGCAATTACGAATGGTCCTTCTGCGCCAATCAACATTGTTGCCAATGACGGCGGCGCAACGATGCTCGTGATTGTTGCTAATTCCCATGTGGTTCAACAACTGTGGACTGATGGAGATGGTTCTACGCAAGTTCCAAAGTCATACAGTCGCGTGTATGACCACGGCTCGACCGCATGGCGTCCATGGACCCCACAAAATAGTTGGGGCATCAGCGCCACGGAAGGCGTAGATTTATCGGCAAAAAGTTTGACTGTTGAAGACGGAGCAGTCGCAACCCCATCAATCACAAATCGTGATGACACAAATACAGGTTTGTATTTTCCATCGGCAGATCAATTAGGGATTTCCGTAAATGGAACGAATGCGATCCTAGCCGCATCTGATGGAGTGAAAGTCAACACAACCCCATCAATTGCAAATGCTCTCAAAGAGCATGTGATGAGGATGAATGATCTTTCACAGATGGGTGCTATTTCTACATTGATTGCGCAATCCAACACGAGCGTAACGGATGTTGGTGGGCAAATTCAATGGACTGTTGCAAACATTGGAGTGGCTTCTTCCGTAACGCTGACGCCCAACAGTTACACATGGTATGGATGGGCAATCGCATTTGACACTGATGGTGAATTGTATTCAGTCACTTCAATTCAATATGCATCAGCAACTAGTGGAGCGTGGACTTTGCCCGGTACTGGAACGACTGTAGCAACGGTTGTTCTTGTTGCCTTTAGAAAGTTTGCATGACGCACTTTCCCATTCCAATTCCGTTTCGTGGATTTACTGAGCAATCGCAGTTCTCTGCGATTCCAGAAGGCATGACGCCGTCATGCTTGAATGTAATGCCATCGGACATTTGGAATGGTCGAATGCGACTTAGCACTCGCGCTGGCACGCGCAAGTACAACAAAGATAACGCGGCAGCGATTAAGGGCGCGCAGTTTGTCGGTACATACCGCATATACGAAAGCAATGTCCTTGTAGAGCGAATCATCTTTGTCCGCGATGG